CAATGTGCAAAAGCTCGATTTAGCCAGACACAATCGGGCTTATGTCAACCGAATTTCGGTTGAAAAAATGTAATTCCTGAAAATATATCCGAATTAGAAAAGGCCCCAATTGGGGCCTTTATCTTTTGTGCCAGGTAGAAAGGGCAGGGGGCTCCGCCAGCGGGCTCCGACCAGGCACTCGCACTACGCCCACTCGCACAGTCTCCAGCTCGCACACCCTCGCACTCGCACTGCGTGTCTACGTGTCTACGGGTGTGTCTACGCTGGCGCCTGTGTCTACGTGGGCTGCGTGTCTACGTGCCTGGTCGAATCCCGCCGGCTACGCACCAAGGACAGGAGCTCGTGGCCACGAGCGTTTTTCTTCACGTTGGGTTTTAAAGCCGGGGCACGTAATTCCAACCTGGTCGCACCAGGATGCCTACGCCACAAGGGCTCCGGCGTTTTGCTTTTCAGTAGTGGAGGCGCTTGCGCAGGGGCCCGTAATTCCGACCTGGTGTTTTCGACCTGGTCGAACTCACGCTCAATCGTCCAGGTCGAACGAGCGCTTGAATTTCTTGAAGCCGTCGTAATTGATCCAGGCGGCAACAGCCACAAACAGCACCAGCATCACGAGCTCGAACCAGTCCGCCATATCAGCCTCCGGTGGTGAAGGACCATTTTGAACCAGGCTGGACACGAGACTGCGCAGGAGCCGCAGGAGCGACCGCAGGCGGGTTCGGGGCGGTAGGGATGCCCCCACCGATCAAAACGAGCCCTGGCGGGGCGCTAGGGGCCGCCTGGACGGGTTCCTGAGCCTTCACAGGCTGCTGCTGCACCTGGTTGCGCCCGGCCAGCTCACCCTCGGCCTGGAAGGCCAGGAAGACGCCATGCGCAACGATCTGGCGACACATCGCCAGTTCGACAGGGTAGGGCGTTGCGTCCTGCGTGTAGCACTTGCAACCCTTCGAGGGCATTTCCACGCACGCGGCCGGCACCGGAACACGCTTAGGCGTGGTCAACCCGTCGTAGGCCGGCGCCGAATGCATCAACCCAGGCACCCGCGGCTGATAACTCGCGACGTACTCGGCAGGCGTCTTAACCTGGTTCGCCGCGGCACCGCCTCCACCAGCTGCAGAACCTCCTCGAGCAGGATCTGCCTTGCTCGAGGACTGCTTCCCCGCGGTGCCTTTGCCGATCTGCGAAAAGCCGCTGTAGAACAGGTACGGGATCAGGACGACGGCGGCCAGGATGAACCACACCCGCCACGGAATGCGCTTCCTGCCGGTGTGGATCGTGGCCGACTCGTACCAGGTGTAAACCTCGGTCGGATACGGACGAGTCTTCGAGTTGGCATCCTTCGCACTGCCGAACTTCTCGCACTGGATGTTGACCGCGTCCCACTGGTGGAAGTTGGCGACCGGGAGAGCACCACCGAGGCGCTTGATGTGCTCGTGCCAGCCAGGTGCCTGCACCAAGTTGCGCACGAAGCTATCGATGTTCTTCGGATGCTGCGTGAGCAGGAAGAAATCGAAGCCTCGCGAGCGATGCTCGGTGAGGCGTTGGATGTGCGGGGGAGGGACCTTCGTAGACCTGACCGGCAGGTCGTAATGGCACTCATCGATCAGGAAGATGGTGTTGTCGTCCTGAGCTTCCCAGTCCTCGAAACGGATCTTCTTCCAACCGAACTCTTCGAGCTTCTCTGGCTTGATGTTGCAGTAAGGCTCATTGGGCTTCTTCGGATCATCAGGCGGCCGGATGTTGATGCACACCGGGCGACCAGTCGCCAGCTGGAGGGCCCGAACGTCCTTGAGGGTGAGCAGGGTCTTGCCGGAGCCATTGCCCCCTGTGCGAAGGTAGAACATGGATCAGGTCTTGAAGAAGCGCTTCACCGCGAGCGCGCCAGAGGCGGTGCGAATCATCGTCATGCTCATGCGCGCCACCATCGCACTGGTGACGATGTTGATGAACACACCGACCTTCGCGTAGCCAAGCGCGCCGATGACCTCGCCAGGCAGACCACCCAGCGCCTGGATGGCCTGCTGCTTGAGGTAGGTGAGGCTGATATCCATCCCGGTGTACGTGACCAGTCCGATACCAAGGCCGACGAGCACCTGGACAGCGAGAGAGCCCGCGACGTAGCGCAGCCCACCGAAGAAGGCCGCGAGGACCCAAGGAAGAAATGCCGGCATGGTCAACCCCTTACGACGATGCGAGCCGCCAGCAAAGAGCCGACGACCACGAGGATATTGCCCAGGATCTCAAGCCACGGGCAAACGATGGAAAGCGGAATGGCCACCGTGCGCCCCCAGATCTGCACGCTGCGATCCGTGAAGCACTGCGACGCGCCAATGGCGCTGGAGTAATCGAAATCACCTGGTCCGATGGTGACCTCGCGCTTAGAGCCTGCAGGCAGATCTCCGGTCTGATCGCCGCCCTGCTTGCCCTTAGCTAGCATGTCGTCATACGCGCGCGTCTCGTCGGTCGCATCAGGTTTCTTCTCGAAGAACTGGCAGTTGCGCTTGTACTGCTCCAAGGCCATCGCGTTCTGGATCGGGTCTTCACCCTTCACCTGGAAACCAGCCTCGCAGGTGCCAGAGAAACCTGCACCACCTTCACCGCCGCCGCCGCCGGTCGTGGCGCAGACCTTGTTCCCCGGGTCCTTGTTGCAGGTCTCGCCGATGGACTCCTTCTTCTCGTCGATCTTCGTGCCGACGATGGTGCCCGCGCTATCGCGTGTCGTCGTGGTTGTCGTCGTCGTGCACACACCACCGTCGCACTTGATTTCTTTCTTCGTGTCGGTCGACGTGCCGTCGGGGTTCTTAACGGTGCTGGTCTCCGTGCCTTCGATAGTTCCATTGGGATCGCTGTACGCGCACACGATCTGACCGTTGACGCCCTTCACCAGCCCATAGGGGCACTGATCGTTCTTGCCCTCGGATTCCTGCGTGGTGCCCTCAGGGGCATCCCCAGGCACCGGCACACCAGTGCCCACACAGGTCTCGCCAGTGACGCGACCGAGACCCTTGGTGACCCATTCCTTCGTGTCAGGATCAAGCGCGGAGGTCTTGCTGCCGTCATCAACGAAACGCACCTGGCAGCCGAACGAATCGGGCAGGCCACCGGTATCGCCCTCGATGGGCGAATTCACGTTGTTGATTTCGGTCTGACAACCGCCAGCCTGATTCTTGCCAGCGGACTGGAAGTTGTAGCGCTTGCCGGTGTTGGCCTCGCAGGCTTTCTCCCAGCGAGACTTAGAAGGCACGCACGAATTTCCATCCGGCGAGTCCTGATAGTTCGCATTACACGAGCACATGCCAGAGCTGGAGATCAGCGAGCTATTTGCCGGGCAGACATTGCCGCCATTCATGTACAGCGTCGCTCTAGCAGGCGAGCGAGGCGAGCCATCAGGATGGATGTACGACCCCTGACAGTACCCCGAGGTCGTAGGCGTCGGCACCTGTCCAACGACCACAGTGAACCCAGTGATCCCGGGCACCGTGTTGTACTGAGTAATGAAGGCCGGAAGAAGCGCCGCGCACACATCTGCAGCACTCGCGCCCGTAACAACAGGGCTCGGTAAGCCCCAAGGCCACTGACCAGAAATCTGCGGGACTGGGGGAATGAGAGCCTGCGCGGCGAACGAGGCGCACCCAAGCACCACGACTGCGATCAAGCGGTGAAGATGAGCCACATCGCCCCCAAGATCGCGATCATCACGAAAAGACCCATTTGCTTGCCCTCTACGAAACGCTCGACGTGAACGCTTTGAAGAAGCCCCCGGGTGATCAAGCCGGGGCCCTGCGATCAACGACCGCTTACTTCAGCGCGCGACGAACCCACACGATGGCCGCGATGGTGAGTACCACCAGCAGGATCGCACCACCGATCTTCACGATGGGCGAATCGGTGCCGCTGTACTCGGCGATGCCAGCCGTGATCGCCGACACGTCGATGGCCGCATGCACGGGGGCCATCAGCGAGCCGAGCGCAGCACCGACGGCCGCCGATGCCGCCAGGCGCTTTGCGTTAGCCAGGCGCGATGCCTTCGAGACGAATTGGCCGACTGCGAACTTGTTCATGACTCTGTTTCCTCTTTGTTTGCACCGGATTGACGAGTAGCGAGGATGACCTGCCGGATGCACCAGGCCAACGCCCACACGCCCACGATTGCGAGCGCGATCTGCTCACCTTGCTCGGGCGTGATTTCGAGCAAGGGAAATGTGAGTTCGTGCACCACGGTTACGGTGCACGTGGATGCGCACTGGATGACGGTTGGATCAGCCATCAGCGCTTGCGCAGCAACTGCGCTCTCAACAGCTTGACGATGACGTCGCTCTGCGTGAGCGACGGATCAACGTCCATATGCTGACGACGGAGGTAAGCATCGAGGCCTTCCTTCACGTCATCGGGGAGAAGCACCAGGCATTGCTTACCTTTGCGAGCACGGTAAGCGGCCTGGCGTTGTGCGGCCGTCTTAGGACCGTCACTAGTGACGACTGCTTGAATCATTGATTGCTCCAGCAGATCGCCGGAACCTTCGCGTGATCGCGACGACGTGCGCGCTCGATGCGTTCACGCTTCGCAGCACGCTCGCCGTCGATCCAGATCAGCGCGCCCAAGCCCATCGCCAGCAGAAAGCCAGCGAGGGCACAGGCGAGAGCGAGGGCAGGGGAGAGCATCAGGCGGCCTGCTTCACCGGAGCCGGCATCGGCTTGACGGTATCGACCGGACGGCAATCGATGACCACCTCCTTGGTCTCCTTGCCGTTACTGACGCGATCCACCTCCAGATCGCACATGAAGGGCAGGGGGATGTGCTGCATCCGGAACACCAGCTCCGAACTCGGCAGACGCCATTCCTCGACGAACTGCCCTGCGGCAAAGTTCTTGCCCTTTTCGTTGTAACGCGTGTCGAACTTGACGCGAGCGAACAGCTTGCCGCTGTCGATCGCCTCGCCTTGCACCACGCCCTTGAAGGCCTTCAGGCCCACCACTTCAACCACCAGTCCCATAACGTTTCCTTTCCAGCTCAGGCAGCTCGTACCATTCAGGCGGAGACACCGGGCCGAGCCGCACCACCCGGGTCTTCGTTTTGAGAGTCGTCACGTTGGACTTCACGGCGATATCGACGCCGTAAGGCAACAGCTCACGGCGATGGCGATAGAAGGTCGCGCGCGACACCTTCGAGGTGATGTCGTCACCGGCCTGCCACATACGGTAGGTCGAGAGCAGAGACTTCGGCAGCTCGGTCAACTCCTCGACCTCCGCAGAGGCACGCGTCATCACCTCGCTGTAGCGCTCGAACTCAATTTCAAGTTGCTTCATATCGAAGCCCCCCAAGAAGTGGCAACCCATGTCATGCAACTTGGTTGCCTTAAAGGTCAGTTCCACTCTGACCAAACCGATGCCGTCGCACCAATCGGCGACGCGCTCCAGGTACTCACAGCTAACCTTCCCGAACGCCTCATCGACCACGGCCGACGCCTTTGCATGCCGACGAAGTTCGGGCCCCTTCAGATACGCCTTGAGGTACAGCCGACGAGAGCCGCGACCGAAGTCCACCGTCTCACCATCGCCATAAGTGCCGGTCTTCAACCGGCTAGCCTGCTGCGCTTGCAGGAAGCGCATGAAGTGATAGGCGTCCTCCTTACTGCCGGTAGCGTAGTTCTGCGTGAGGTCAACACGCGTAACGACTGCACCAGTCCAGACCGTGCGAGGCTCGCCCTTGAAGTTGGTAACGAAGGATTCGCCTTCGGTGAACGGCGGCAGACCGAAATCAGCCAGCAGCGCGTTCACACGCAGCAGGCACTGCTGAAAGCTGTAGCCGAACACGTTGTCCGGTCGGCCAAACTTGCTCACGTTGCCGTCAAACCAGACGGTCTCACCATCGCAACGAATGAAGATCGCGGTTTCGTGCGAGCCCTCGACACGCTCTTTCTTCAACGTCGTTGTCTGGACCTCGCCATCGCGATCCACACGGATCACAGCACCATCGGCGACCTTCGGAAGGCCTACACCGTGCCGCTGATAGATCGACAGCCAGTCACAAAAGCCCAGCATCTGGGTTTTCGTGACAGGCCGTGGATACCAATCAGGACGGCCCGGTGACTCAACCGCCGCGAGGGCCACCGTGGGCTCATCTGTCTCACTGGTGAGACTAAAGTGACGTGTTACTAGCACGTCACGCCCAAATCGGGATCCGCCGCGCTAGGCGCGCTCGTACCTCGCGCGCTACGCGCGTCGGCCTCGCACAGGCACCGGCCATCGATCCCGCCACACTGTCTCGACCGCTTCGCCGGGAACGACTGGATGCCCTTGACCGGGTAGACCACCTCCAGCTTCCACATCTCGCCGGCGTTCTCATGGTCCCAGGCAGCGACGATCCGGCCGCAGTAGACGACCGGACCGGATTTCACCTGAAGGAATTGGCCGGCCAGGACCTCGCCAGCTCTCGCCGCTTCACCACATCGGCGGGCGTGCACGGCGTGGGTATAGGGGACAGGCGGCGTCGCGCCAATGGTGCTGATTTCCCCTCCATGTTCCCCTCGCGCCATAATTAGCCCACCCAAACTTGTTTGCCAAACCATGATGGTTTGGTCGGCGGAGTCTAAACCAAAATGGTTTGGTACAGGAGTTACGAATGAAACCTGATAACGAAGTATTAGCCCTACTTGACAAAGCCAAAAAAAGCATGGGGACCGACGCGGCAGTCGCACGAGCACTAGACGTGTCGCCTCAGCGAATCACCAACTGGCGAACAGGCAATGCACCATGCTCTCCAGAAAACCAGGCGCTCATCGCAGCGATCGCTGGCCTAGATCCCGTGGCCGAGCTGGCACGCGCAACAGTGCGCAAGCACGAAGGAACCGCGAAGGGAGACATGCTGATGAAAGCCTTGGGAAAGGCTTCGCTTCTGACTGGCGCGGTGATCGGTTCCGTTGGCGCCAGCGCACACCAGATTTTTTCGACGATCCCGACAGCTACCAGCCTCGTTGAGCTCGGAGCGCACTGGATGCAATGTGCGATACGCCTAACACAATGTGCA